TCACTCACTGCCATACACCCAGTCAAACGCCGTGATGCATGATTTCATTGTTGGGTCTGCCGCACCTTCCGAGAATGTGATGGCATCGCCCAGGTCATACACCGGAAGGCCATAGGTAGAAACCTGCATTGGGACATAATCGATGGCTTGGATCTTTTCCAGGATTGCCCGGCACCTTGCTTCGATCTCCTGATCTGACCCATACTGTAGGAGCGGGTTTTTTCCCAGATCCAGTGTCAATCCGTCGTTCGGTACCAGGGCAAACACATTTGTCTTTCCTGTCACAAGGCTCGTGAGCTTGACTGCCGTGTACCTTGTTTTAAAATCCGAAAACCTTGCCTCTTTGAACCTATGCATTGAGTCAATCTGATCCACCGGGGATGATCCGTAATAAACAAATTGCAGTTTTCCGTCTCTGTCGATGGTCGCAAAGGTGCCCGTGGTCACCGCCACCCAGTAGATCAGGTCTCTCCATGTCTCCATGTCGTTCTCGGTGTAGACCGAAAACTCAACCGCGCCGTTTGCCATCAGGTGCATTTCCTGCTTTGTCGGCCCCAATGTCACGCCGCAGGCGGAGCATGCAGCTAGTGCCAAATCCCAAGGGGTGCCGTAGCTTGTGTCCCATGTGATGTCTTTATCCAGGAATGCCATGGCGTCGTTGGCCACAATCTCAACGCCCCATGTGGTCCAATCTGCTTCCTTGATCCAAAAGACTCCGAGAGGTACCTCTTCCCACTGGCTTCCGGTCCACAGCCATGCACTGGCCGTGATCTGCGCCCCTTTTAGGTTGTACCTTGGTATATCAATTCCCGTGATCGTGGCCGTCAGCTCTGCAGTATAGACAGACCCTATCTCCACGCTGTCATTCCCGGAGCACTGATTCGTCAAGGTGAAGGTTTTTTTTATGATGTTTTTTTCCGTAAAACTGAAGGACTCCGCACCGACGATGATCTGCCCCGTCAGGCGGTATCTCTGGACGGAATCCTTCATCTTCTGCCGATATGCCGCCGATACGCTATACATTTTATATCTCCGTCATTTCTACACTGATTTGATAAATTCCGCCCGCTGCTACGAGCTGTTTTCTCGCGCCTCGCACCTCCTGGTCGCTTGTGATCTCAAGCTGACAGGTGTACGCCTTCAGATTCATGGGATCCGGCCAAAAAACCTCCACCGTGACTGTGTCGGCTTCTCTCCACTCCCGGAACCTCTTTACCCATTCGCCCGACAAGGTCCAACTTGCCGAGATGGAGAGTTTGGTCGGTCTGGTGATCTGTACCACCGTAGTGCCTGCCTCCGTCTCCTTTTCCGTTTTTACTTTTTCCGGTGTAATCGTTGGATCGTTAGAAGGCGTCGGTACCCATATCCCGTTAATCTTGATCTGATTTATCATGCCTATCTGCCTCCTGATCTGTGGTCTGCCCGTTGCTGTGCCGTTACGACAAGAGTATCGAGCTTTCTTGTTCCGACATAAACCGGTATGATGATATCTCCTCCCTGTCCCTGTGCTGCGCTTGCAGCTTCCGTCACCATCTGCCTGAGCGAATCCACCCCAACCACTGCCTCCGGCCCAGCTTCTCCTCCTCCGAGCAGGTGTCCTCCCGCCGTGCCGAAGATCGTCGGGCTCGTCAGGATCATGCCGTCAGACATGGCCTTCCGGTACCACTCCACGCCCAGCTTCGGCATGCTTGGAGGATCCAGTGAAAATGATCCCGTGATGGAAAAGTGTGGAAGCTTGATCTTGGGAAGTTCCCATTTAAAGTCAAATATCCCCTTGAGCCAATCCACGACTCCTCCAACGAAGTCCTTGATGCCGTTGAACACTTTCTTGAATCGGTCTTCTACATGGTCGAGTGCTTTTTCCGATGCCGTATCCAGCGCCGTAATGCCAAGCGACAAGAGTGCTATCGCCGCCGCGAGGGCTCCGACTGCAAGCGTCAATGCCGCCAGATCGACCGTTAGGGCCGCCACAACGATGGTAATCGCCGCACCCGCGGCGGATGCCGCAAGGATGGCCGGAGTGAGCGCCAGGAGCCCTGCCGTGAGTGTCAGCGTAGCGCCTGAGAATGCCACGATAGCTCCGGAAAGCTCTAAGATGATCAGGCATGCATCTCCACCATACTCCGTGATGAGTGGCAGTACCTCTGCGAGTGCCGCAAGGCCTTCGCATGCCAGGAATACTCCTGCTCCTACCCCAAGGACTGCCGCCCCAAATGCTACAAGCCCTGCGGCGCCTGCAGTCAGCGGTGCTGCGAGTGCTGCGGCTCCTGCGGCAAATAGTGCCAGTGTGCCGATCAGCGCAAGAAGCGCCGCACCTGCTGTCGGGCCTGCATTAGCCAGTTCTATGGCCGATTTGGCCAAAAGTGAAAGGCCTGCCGCCGCCAGAAGGATTCCAGCTCCGAGAGCCACAAATCCGAGAGCGTTCTTTGCGAGGGATCCCACGCCTGCTGCCGCGCTGCTTGCCGGTCCTGCCGCCGCACCTGCTGCTCCTCCTAAGGAGTTCACTGCACTGGCCGCCTTTGATCCTCCGCCTGCAAGTTTTGTAAAGATACCACCTACGGGTGAGAATACACTGACAAGCTTCGGTGCCAGCGTGAGCAGTCCTCCGATGCCTGAGATCAGCTTTCCTCCAATCAGGAGCAGCGGGCCGATGGCCGCCGTCAAAAGAGCAATTTTGACAATGGCTTTCTGCGTTTCAGGATCCAAGCTTTGTAGCCATGCGACAATGCCTTGAAGTCCCTGTATAAAATCCCTCACGGCAGGCATAAGTAAAGTGCCGATGTCGATGGCTAAACTTTCGATAGCGCTTCCCAGTTTTGTTATGTCGCCTTCTGCGTTGTCCTGCATGGTTGCGGCCATTGCCTTCGCTGCGCCGTCATATTCTTCTATGACTTCCGCTCCGCTTTCCAGTGCTTCCGAAAGGAGCACGACAGACCCGTCTGCGGTTTTTGCCATGGTGTCAGAGGAATGATCGATTGCATACGCTAACTCGTTGAATTTTTCTTCCTCCGTCATTGCAATGGCAATGAGGCCGGACATAGCGCGGGCACCTCCAAGCATAGAAAGATATCTCGCCCTTTCTGCCTCTTCCGCGCCGAATGCCTGCTTGTTTAACTCCTCTAGCGACTCTCTGTATTCTTTCTCTTTAATCGTTCCGGCTTCGAGTGCGTCTTCAAGTGCCTGCACCTGAGTATCGTATTCCTCCAGAGGTATTTTTATGTTTTTCACCGCCGACCTGAGTTGTATCATGACCTCTCGGAATGATCTCATGTTTCCCTCGCCGTCGTCTAGCGAGAGGCCTAGCTTATTCATTGCAAGCTGTACTTCGGCCGTAGGATCCACCATTCTCAGAAACACATTTCGGAGTGAAGTGCCTGCCATGTCTGCCTTGATTCCCGAATTAGCCATCAGTCCAATCGCTAGAGCCAAATCTTCCGCAGAGTATCCAAGAGTGCCCGCCGGAGCTGCCGCATATTTGAAAGATTCTCCCATCATGGAGACATTGGTGTTTGCTCCTGCTGCGGCACTCGCTAATATGTCAGAAAAGCGTGATGTATCATCCGCTGTCAGTCCAAGTGCAGTCAGGGCATCCGTCACGATATCTGATGTTCTTGCCAGATCTTCTCCCGACGCCGCTGCTAAAGCCAAGACGCCTTCGATACCGTCCAGCATTTCATCAGTTTTCCAGCCGGCCATTGCCATGTACGAGAACGCCTCTGCAGCCTCCGTTGCTGAAAACTTGGTCGATGCGCCCATTTTTTTTGCTTCATTTCTCAGTTTTTCAAACTGCTCCGCATTTGCTCCTGATTTTGCTTTCACATCACTCATGGCTGCATCAAAGTCCATGGTCTTTTTGATTGCTGCGCCAAATCCAGCCACGATGGGCGTCGTGACCTTTTGTGTCATCGTCTTGCCGGCGCTTGACATCTTGTCTCCGAGCTGCTGCATCTTTTCGCCGGTGGCCTTGATCTGCTGTGCCGCGACGGATCCAAATTCCTTGTACTCTTTTTCCAGCTCCTTGAGATCCTGTTGCGTGTCAATGATCTCTCGCTGGAGCGCATCCCATTCCTGCGTTCCAACCTTCCCCTGAGATGCCATCTCATCCTGGATCTTTTGGAGTTCCTGAAGCTTCGTCCCGGAGTCCTTGATGGACTTTTGCAATAGGTCATACTTTTGCGTGAGGAGCTCCGTGTTCTTTGGATCGAGCTTTAGGAGCTTGTCGATGTCCTTCAAGGCACTCTGACTCTGCTTGAGTTCTTTTTCCACATTCCGGAGAGAGCTCACCAGCTTCGTGGTGTCGCCGCTGAGTTCGATTGTTATGCCTCTGATTTTTTCTTTTGCCATCTTGTCCTCCTAGAATGCGTCGAAGTCCTCCTGGGTGGCGAGCTCCTTGTATTCATCCGACGCGTTATCGTTCCCCATTTCCGTGATCATATCGAGGACCATGCCCTCCTCCAGCTGTTCCAACTCCGCCAGCGTTAGGCCCAACTGCTTCGCTCTGAGCAGATATAGTGCCGTGGTTATCTGGCGCTCAGTTGGGCGTCCTCTTTTTTTGGTGTTGAGGTTCCTGCTTTGTTGCTGATGTAAAGGTTAATAAATTCCACGGCTCCCGTCAGGAAGGTCATGGAATCATATTGCTCCGTCCATTTGATATAGTCCTCGACGGTCATCCTGTTTGCAAAATCCACGATTGCATTTTCCGCAGCCGCCGCCTGCTTAGCCATGACATAAGCAAGCTCCGACACCATGCCGAGCTTTCCGGAGCCAAGGATTGCCACCAGGGCATTCATTTTTTCCGGCGTGACCTCTTCACTGTCTTTGTCGTCTCCGCTTTCTTTCATCAGCGTCTTCAGGTTGTCCGTTCCGATCGCCTTTAGGAGATCTCCGATTCCTATGAGCAGATCCTCGTGAAACACCTGCCTATACCTGATTGCCGTGGCGCCATTGGCCAGGCAAGCAATCTCCCCCTCTTCGCCGTTTGCGAGCGTTACCTTAATTCTTTTTAACATATGCACCCTCCATGCCAAATCCCTCGCCGCCTTTGTGGCGGTGAGGGACTACTGTTTTTTTATAAATCTCTTTACGCCGTCACCGTGATCACCTTGGTTGCGAAGACGGAGCTGTCCGTTGACAAGGTCGCCATGACTACGGCACTGCCTGCCGCTACGCCGGTCACCACGCCCTCCTGGGTGATGGTCAGGATATCTGTATCATTGGAGGACCATACCACATCTGCCTCTGCGGGGATGATCGCTGCAGTGAGCGTTATGGTGCTGCCTGCGTTTACGCTGTCTGCTCCGATGATCTGTACGCTTGCTGCCTGAGCGTTAGGCATGTAGGGAGCTGCGTACCAGTTGTTGTAAACCTCATCTGAGGTATTCTCGTCTGTCTTCGCCTTGGTGATGTTCATGCCGAGGGCCGGGACATAGATCGGACTGCTGGTGACGGTGAGGGATTCCGTCTGCACCTCCGTCGTCTCTTCCTTGGTCTGCGATCCGATGGACGGACGGGTTGCGGTGTTGTTGTATACGATGTGGCGGATGCCCTTTTTATCTCCGTCAAATTCAAACATCAGCGCGAATGTAACGCTGGGCGCGTCTGCATTCTCCACAAGGACACCGTTGTTGTCCTCAAATTCCCCAAGAATGTCCTTCCTGAACTGCAAGGGCACCATGGCGGACTCATAATCTCCGGAGTATCCATTGTTGTTGTTCACGACATAGTACCTGATGCCGTCTGCGTGAAAGACAGACGGCTCTCCCTGCGCGTCCAGCGTCATGGACACGGCGCCGGGCCAGCGATAAACGGTACCAAAGGAGATGGTGCCATCTTCTGCGATCATCGTCTTCGCCCAGTGTACATTTTTCAGGTTGTACTTTACCTTGTTTTTTTTGCTAGTAGGCATTTCTTTTCCTTTCCCGCTATAATTCATATAGCGTTTCGTAATAATTTTCCGATTCGATATAGACAGTGTCCGCCGCGCATCGCCAGAAGATCTCCGCCTCGTCCAGGAGTTTCTCCGCCTCGTCCATGATCACTGCCATGTCCTCCGGCGTATCTGCGTAAATCTCAAAATCTACATTGTCGCCCCGGTGATAGACCATTCCGTCAGCTGAAAAGTTTTCCGGCGCCACCCGACGGTACACTGCAAAAGGAGGCTGTGCCGGATCTTGCTTCCTGAAATGGTCGTATGCGTAATCTGTGATCAGCTTCCTGGTCACAAGCATTGCGCATATATTCTTGACGATCTCATCCTTCTTTTGCAATCCTCCTCACCGCCTCCTCTAAATTTTTAATAGCCCTCTGCTCTGCCGGCTCAATGTGCACGATGGCTTTTACTCTTCCGTAGGTCCTCCCGCCGCGTTTCAGTGCATGTCCCTTCTCCAGCAGGTGTGCCAGCTGATAATCCGTCCTATTATGGACGATTGCCGTTGACTGAAGCCGGTTGAGCGATTCCTCTTTGACTCGCCAGCCTTTTTTGTACCTGCCTTTCTTGGGTCCTGTTCCGACTGGGGATTTGGCCTTGGTCTCCTGCATGGCAATCCTTGCCACGGCCTTTGTGGCTGCTTTGACGCCTTCCGTCACATTGTCACCGTACTCTTGCAGGATCTCGTTCATGACCTTTTTTAATTCATCCGGCTTTGCCTTGTAAGTCCGTGCCATGTCTCCTCCTTGTTGCACCGGTGCAACTTAGCCATTTTCTGCCGGCAGCTTGATCGCTACCTGGACGGACTGCAGCTCCCACAGATCCACGCCTCTTTCTGGCTTGTTCTGGATCCTCATGATCCTGTACTGTCTTCCGTCTTCCGTCCGCATGACCACAATATCCATCCGGTTCACCAGGTTTGTGTGAGGTACCTTGATCACCCGGTCGATCCGATTAGATGCCAGGGCCTGCGCCTGATAGTACCTGTTGACTCCTACGGACTGCTGTTCAAACCTCAATGAGGCTTTCTTTGCTCCGAGCTGCCTGTTGTCCAACTCCGGATAAATATCCGCCACTCCATCTGGGAAGGTTTCAGTCGCCTGCGTTGGTCTCATTGTGCTTGGACACCTCCCATCTTAAATGCAATCCGACGATATCTGATCTGTAGTTCTTTTTAAACTGATCCACGGATCCGGATCTGTCGTATAGGACATAGTTGAACAAAAGCTCCTGTGCACGATAGTCCACGGATTCTCCCGCAAAGGCCGACGCATCCACGCCGGTCTTTGCGGAGATATATGCGATGCCGCGCCGTAGCTGCCCTCTGAGCTTTTCGTCCGTGCTTTCATCTGTCCAGGTAATGTCCAGATAGTTTTTCGCTGCGTTCAGCAGTTCTTCTGGTATCACTATGACGCTCATCTCGACTTAATCCTCCTACTTCTTCGCTGCTTTGGACTTCTTAGGAGCCTCGGTCTTTTCTGCTTCCTCGGCCTGCTCTGTGGTCTCTTCGGCCTGCTCCGCGGTCTCTTCGGCGGTCTCTTCGGCCTGCTCCGCGGTCTCTTCGGCGGTCTCTTCGGCCGTCTTTTCAGGTGCTTCCGCAGTCTTTTCAGGTGCTTCCTTCAGCTTCTCGTAGTCCTTTTTGCTTGCTCCAAATTTCAGTGACATCCGTTTTTCCTCCTATTCTTCAGGCTCAAGCACAAGCTGGTCAAGCTTGATGGTTCTTCTGGTCATTTCGCCGCCCTTATATGCCGTCGCCACAATATACTGGGTGTCCTTGTTGGTGATGCGGACGCAGATGTCCTTGTCAGAATCAAGCTCCTGAGGACCGATGTTTGTCAGTGCGCCAACAAATTCCACTTCGATCTTGTCTGCTTCGGGATCCGAATCGAAGGACAGCGCCAGGTAGTTACCTTCCTGGAGCTCAGGATCTCCGGAAAAACCGGTGAAGTCCGTCACATATGCCAAGGTACCAGTAACCTGGTTGCCTTTCACCTCAATGTTGCTCTGCAAGTCGCTGACATTTTTGCCGAATACGGTTGGATTCTCGTCAGCTTTTACATCCAACCCCATTAAAAATTTGCAGAATCCACAGTCTTTACTTCGTAGATCAATCTCTTCAGACCACTGATGTCGAGGCGCAGGAAGGAATTGTTGTCCTTCGCGCGGCCATTAGCATATGCCACGATCTTATAGAGCCGCTTGTCAGCCAGGAACTGAGCATCGTCAGAGAACTGGATCCCGCGCTTTCCGCCGACCCCAAGGAAATATCTCTTGCCGATACCGAGGATTGCTTCGTCTCTTTCCACTGCGACGGACTGGATCACCTTGGTCGGAACGGGGAACACATCGTTTCTGTAGGTACCATCCGGAAGCATCACGGTAGTTGCAGGCATTACCAGCTTGTAGTAATCAAAGGGATTGACTACCATAACCAAACCATTCACTGCTCTCACCTTGCCGGTCTCGCTGACTGTCAGCTGTGAGATCAGATTCCCGTAGGTGGCCGGACTGAAATCCGTTACGGCGATGGCATCCTTCTTGGGATATACGCCGCCGATAATCACCACATTCTCCTGTACCTGTCTGTCCATGCCGATGGGCATCTTCTTTCCGGTACCGGTCACGATGCCGTTCTCAAAGCCGATGGCAAGAGCCTCAGACAGGCAGGTGCGGATGTATGCATCAAGCCAGTTGGGACCAAGCTCCAGCATGTCCTGAGAAATAGGCATCCAGGCGGACAGCTTTTTCTGATCCAGCTCCAGATCGTTGAATCCGGATGCGATCTCCTTCGTGATCTCCGTCTCCAGCTCGTCCCAGGTAGCGCTTGCTCCCTCGTCGGTGTTCATGAGCCATTTGGTGAGGCCGGTCACATTTCTCGTTTCAACCGCTGCCAGAAGGGGGTGCTCCTGCTTCATGTCCTCCATCACATCGTTGATGATCGTGAGAGGGAAGGCCTTGTCCACATTGGAGAGGGCCATCTTGACGCCTTCCTTGCCCGGTGCCTTCATCGCGCCGATCAGCGTGTTGTAATACTCTTTCTCCTCGTTGGTGAGCTGACGAACGCCGCGCTGTGCCAGCACTGCTGCATCAGTCTCTTCGCGGAGGTTCTTCGCCTCTTCCATGATCTGTGCCTCGATGTCGAGGCAAAGTTCGTTCAAGCCTTCCTTGAACGCTTCCTCGTCGCCGGCCTTTGCCGCATCGCTGATCTTCTGTGCAGCGGCAAGCCTTGTCAGTCTCTGTGCATCTTTGTTTTTCATACTTTTCCTCCTTTGCCGGTTTCTCCGGCCATATAATTGGTTTTGCTTTTTCAGAATCCGAAAAAGCCTTTATTTTCCACCTGCGCCGGAGCCGGCACTGGATTGGTGGCAAGTTTCGCTTCGAAGCCTGCGATCTTGTCCGTCAAGGCGTTCTTCAGGTCCTCGACAGCTGACTGCAAATCTTCCCGGGTTACTGTTGCACCGGTGCAATTTTCCTTTTTCAGCAATTTTCCCATGATATTTTCCATTGCATCGTTGCGGATGCCTTCCTCTGCTGTCTCGTCTTCTATAATTGCCGTCGCAAAGCCATACTTTACGGCATCCTGAGGACTGATCCAGGTCTCGTTTTTCAGCAGTTCCCAGATCTCCTCGTCCGAGAGCTTTACCCCTGCCTCTTTGTAGGCCGCCACGGCACTCTCCGTGATGATGTTCAGGTCTGCCGCCTGCTTGGCCATATCGTCTGCATTGCCGTACACGCCCGAGATTGCCTGGTGTACAAATAAAAGGCTTGCCTTGTTCATGATCCTTCTGGATCCTGCGCAGAACACCACGGAAGCTGCGCTGGCCGCAAATCCATCGCAGATCGTGGTGACATCTTTTCTACCCTTCAGCACATTGTAGATTGCAAGTCCTTCCTTTACTGCTCCCCCGTTCGAGTTTACATGCACTGTGATCGCCACGTCTGTTGGTATTTCCATGAGACGCTGCGCCAGGCCCCAGCTTGAAACATCACTTTCGATCCATGGCCGGGAAGTGATGTCACCGAAGATGTACACCTCTGCTGCCTTTTCTTCCCGCTTGTATTCCAATGTGAAATACTTATTTTTCATTTTGCTTTTCCTCCTTTTCCCCTAGCTCCTCATTGAGCTCGCCCATGGTGGCGTAGTTTTTCGTCATCCAATGAGCCCACGCCCATTCTTCATCTATCACTTCAAGGCCGAGCTTTGCCCTGATATCGTTAATGCAAAAAGCTCCGGATCCGATCAGTTTGTCAATCGGCCCTGCTACATCAAACAGATCTGTGTACCGTACTCCTTCCAGGCTTGCTTTCACGCAGGATCCCGTCAGGACGCGATCCTGACCATAAAGCTTCCTGTTGATCTCCGTCTCTATGGCATCGACGATCGGTTTTACGCAGCTCGTCATAAACTCTTTAAAATCTGCGTCCGTGACTCCCTTTCCGGTTGCCACTGAAAGAGGGATCCCAAAAGCCAGCGCCGTGTACTCGATGATGTCATCCATCATGTTCTTGATGTCTCTGGTACCGGTCAGCGTTGACTTTGTGCTTCCTCCCGTCCCCTGCTTCTCGTCGTAGTGATAGCCTTGGTATAGCGGGAGTACTGCATTTTCTGCATTAAAGTATTTTTTGAACTTGTCGTTCATGAGGTCGTCCAGTTCTTCCTCAAAGCCTTCCTGTGCCTCTGCGTTGTCGTCGATGGTCAGGATCCCTCTTGTGCCCTGCTGTCTGACATATGCCGATGCGGCGCTCTTCATGAGCTTGCCTTCCATCGCGCATATCCCGGACAGGATCGCTCTTGTCGAGTCTCCTTTGATCGTGAAGTGCAGGACATCCTCCGCCTTGAATCGTCCCGGGATAGAAAAACCTCTGGATGATACATCCATATAGACATCTCCGGACAGGTTTTCCTGTGTCGAATAACCTTCTGCCACATGCCTGCTGCCGTCTCTCGCCTCTACCACCAGAGCCTCCTGGTGCTGGAAGAGCTCCGCCGTTAGCTTCATGAAAAACTCGCGCCGCGACTCGTTCTCATTTGGTGAATAATTCCAACTCCAGTACTCTCCCGATTTCACTTCTTTTCCGCGCCTGTATGTCTTCCACTCCACGGCGCCGACCGCAGATCCAACCTTCCGGACCATGGCCCAGAATATCATCCGTTGTACATACAGCTCCATGCCTGCGTAAAACTCCCCGATTTCTTCATCCAGGAAGCCTTTTACCTTGACCTTATCTCCTGAGGCCGTTGATTCTTCACTTTTTCCAAAAAACCATTTGAAAATGTTGAAAGCCATGTTTGCTCCTTAGTAGGTCGCGACATCCAGGATCTTTCTCTTTCCCGTCCGCCGTTCGACTATCATATCCTCTATCGTCATCGAGGCCACCATTGCCATGAATGGATCTGTCTTCCTCGACTTTGCCTCTATTTTCCCGTAAACATAGTTTCCCAGGTCCGCATCTCCTGCGGCTCCCGGCTTCCTTCCGTACCGGATCAGTTTTGTGTTGTTCGCCGCCCAGCGTAGCTCCGGCGCGTCATCCCACGAAAAGTATTGGTTTGCAAAGCACGAGTCGATCACCGGTGCAACTCTCATGATGTCCGACGGCCTGACGAGCTTTAGGTTTTTCTTTTCTTTGGGATCAAATCCGATCTCTTTCAGCTGTCTCGACAGTAGAGCGTATCGGAAGTCATCGATCGCAATCCCTTTGATCATGTAGTACTGCCGCATGGAGTAGATGTAGTCGATAACCATCTCCGGATGGATCTCGACATCGTCCACCTCCGTCAGGCGGCCCATCTTGACCCATTCCTTCCACGGTGCTTTAATTCTCGGAATGTCCTTTGACTCCAAGCAGATCCAGGAGTGTGAGAGCTCATACCTCTGGTTCCCTTGTTTGAAGTGAAAATTGACGGATACCCAGTCAGTGATCTTCGCAAAGTCGATGCCAACCGTGCATTGCCATCCGGCCAGATTTGGAAGCTCTCTTTTGGTGGCCTTGATGTTCTCGTAATCTGTCACCTTGATCTCGCTGCTGCCGTCGGTTAGGTTCATTCTTCTGACCACGAAGGATGAGTTCCGCTCTGGGTTCTTCTTCCAGTCGCGGTATTCCTTCTCAATCTCCCGCATTAAATCTGGGAGATATGGGAGGGAGGGGTTTGCCTTTTCCCAGCTGTCCGGATCGTCGATCTCCGCCTTGTTGTCCAGCCTACATATGAAAGGCAGCCATCCGTTGTCCGGATCTCCTCCGAAGAGGATCCCCTCGCTGGTCTCTATGTAATCATCCAGCGGGCCTTCCCTGACATCTCCGTTGGTCGTAACAATCAAGCGGCGGGGGTGCTTTTTCTTTCCAAGGCCTGTCGTGAAAACTGATATGTTGTTGTAGTCCTCGTATGCGTGGACCTCGTTGAACACGACCATGCCGGACCGCATTCCGTCCTTGCCTTTCGGGTTGTTCGTTCTGCCTCTGATCTTGGATCCTGTGGCTTTTCCGTCCACGCTTTCCGTCTTCCACTCGAAATACTTTTTGAGCTTTGTCTGTGTCTGTCTGGAGGCTCCGTCAAATGCTTCCACGATGTCAAGCACCGGGCGCAGCGCCTGCTCTTCGTTGTTTGCGCAGATGTCCACGTCATATTGACGGATCCCGTGGTATGGGGAGACCATGCAGGTCGCCTCCAGGGCGATGATTCCATCCTTCCCGGCGCCTCGTCCGATCAGGCAGAACAGATCCGGCCATCTCGGCATCCCCGTCCCTCTCTCGAAGGTGCAAAGGTGGAGGGTGATCACAAATTCCTCCCATGGGAAGACCTGATCGAAGGGAAAGTACTTGGCCAGCCCGAGATAGTGAGACGCAAGGTCGTCGTCCACATAGATCTCCTCCGTGTCGAACGCCCTCTTGACGTGCTCCACCAGAGCCTTGACTTCTTTGCTGGTTCGCAGCTTCCCAGACTCCACGAGATCCATGAACGGCTCCAGGTGTGGGCTGTATCTCCTAGAGGTCGCAGTCATCCGCCTGGCTCGACGTGCTCATGATCGGCCCCGCCGCAAAGGTCTTGATGATGTCGATCAGCGTCCGCACAGTCTGGTTGGCGGCCGTTGAGGTCTTGTTGTATTCCTGGATCGCAGGGTTGGCCACTTTGTTGACCTTGCCCTTGATGTACTCGCGCTCGACGAGCAGGTCCTCTTCGTTGATCTGCTTCTGGAGGCGTTCCATCATGTTGAGCTGGTTCTTGTACCTGTTGAAGGTAGTCGTGAAAAAGAAGTTCTGCTCGACTCCACCCTCTTCGGCCATGCGGATAAGCTCCTGCGCGGCCTTGTTCAGTTCCGACTCTTTTTTCTTCGTGTTTTTCGTTTTTATTGCCATCTTTTCGACACCTTTTTCTCTTTTTCGGTTTCCAAAATCTCGCGCGCGCGCATTTTTTCCAGATTGTCGAGGGGGCAATCGGTCTAGGAATTGTGTCAAAATTTCGCACAATTCAGACCGGGGGGGATGCTCAGTCCCATCGCTCCTCTGTCAGCTGTTCCTTCTCTTCCTTCATCCTGTACCCGTGCACCTCTTCATGGCAGTCATGGCACAGTGAGATTAGGTTGCGTTTGTCTTCGTGTGTTGCCGGATCATGGTACCATGTCTCCAGTGCGAGGTCAGGTCGTGCCTTCAGGTGGTTGACATGATGTACTGTGGTCGCCGGTCTGAATCTGTGATACTTGGCCCTGCAGAGTTGGCATTCGTATTTATCGAGAGCCAGGATCTCGGCTCGTTTGTTCAGCCATGTCTGCGAGTTGTAAAAGAGATGGACATCCGTATCGACACAGCTCTTGGCCCATTCTTTTTCTTTCCTCGTCATGTAGCCGTCCTCCCGGTCTCCCCTTCTCTCTTTGCTGTCAAGTGCATAGAAAAAGCAGGCATTGGGATTTCTGCCCCTTGCCTGCTTTCGCTGTTTACACCATATCACAGAGTTAGGGTGACATTCAATGACATGACTTAAAAATTTCTGTAAAATTCTTCAGTGCCTGTTTCTTCATGCGGAAGCAATGACGCTCAGAAATTTCCAGCCTTTGAGATATGGCATATACAGATTGCCTGCCTATGTAGAAAAGATATAGGATGTCCACCTGCATCCTTCCTTTCTCTCCTCCGATCTCTTCCGCCATCCTGCCGAGGAGATCATCGATCTCCATAATTGCTGCTGCCTTTTGCCCCTTGATCTCTTCAATTCTTCGCTCCAGCTCGTCCACTCTGGCGGCTGTCTCTGCTGTGGCATCTTCCTTGCTTGACATGACTTTTTCTTTGTCATATCGTACAGCTGACGGAAGCATGCTGGACCGCAGTTCCTTTGCGGTAACTTCTGCCCTCCGTATATCGCTTTCGTAATTTCTGACCCTTGATAAAAACTGATATACCTTTTCTTCCGTCGTCATTTTCCCCTCCTCAATACAGGTGATACTTTGCCACATACTGGCCATAGCTCAAATTTTCTGCCAACGCCCTTTGATTGATCTCGTTGATTGTCAGGTTGCACTTCGTGGTTCCTGCCTTTTCCCTTTGAGCCTTCATGAGTTTTTTAGACTCTTCCCTACATGTCTGACAGCAATACAAGCTCCTGGCATTTACCGCTTCAAATTCTTTCCCACAGTTTTCGCAAGTTTTAGTTTTTTTCATTTTGCCTCTCCATCTTCAAATGCTTAAACACCGTCGCTGCTGATATGTGCATTTCTGAGCATATCTCTTTCACTGGCCATCCCGCTTTTCTCAATGCACAGATTTTTCCGTGGTCCACATTTACAGCTCTTTTCTTTCTCTCATCCTGCTGCCGTATCAGGTTCCTCGGTTTTTGAGTTTTCTCCTCTGTACCCCCTGACAGATTATCCTCATCGTCTTCCGGCGGAAGATCTCCTCCTGAAGGATCGTGCGTGTCCCAGAAATTCTCCTGCTCTTCTCCTCTTTTTTCTTTCGCTAGTCCAAAATGCAATGATCCGGCTATCAATATTTCTCCGCATGTCTCGCAGGCCTCTTTCTTTATCGTGTCCAAGAGATTGTCGGCACCTGCAATCTCTATCACAAATGATTTTTTCTCGTCCATTTCCTTCCCGCAAAAATCACAAAAATGTTTGATCACCGCTTTTCCCCTCCAAGAAGTTCCTCCTCAATTTTTTCGTTGGTCTTCTTTATGACGCATTTCCAGAGCTCCATGCAGCTGATTGATTTTGTAATTGCTTTCGCTTCTTCTTCTGTGATCTGGCTGCTTTGGCGTAAAACTCTTAGTATTCTTATGGCCTCATCTTCGTTCATAGGCTTTGCCTCCCTTCTGCGGCCCCAGAAGGCTCAAGGGCCGCCGTTGCATTGTTTGCAAGTTGCGCGTGATATGTTAATTATCCCAAAAGGCTACATCAGGAATCTTTCTATCACGACTGCTGCCGTGATCACCAGCGTGGCCAGAAAGATGGCCAGCACTGCCGCCGCGATCCAGAGGATCAGCTTCATCCACCATTTCATTTTTGCATCACCCTCTTTTTATGTTCCGAATCAGCAACCACTTCTGGATTATAGACAATGACGGGTTGCTCTTTATCATTTTTATTTCTTCTTCTCCTACCGGTGGCAATCGTCTAACCACCTTTGCGAGTGCGTCTGCTGCCTCTTGCATCGTGACTCCGTTCGTTCTGTTCACTTGATCACCTCCTGAATCTTCAGGACATAATATTTCTTGTTTGGCTCTGCTCCCCACTCTGGCTTGCCTGTTCCAATACCCAACGAGACATCCGCAAGAAAACTTGGCGAATTTTTACTATATCCATTGCGGAATCTTATCGTATGTATCTCTTTCCAAGGTTCAGGATACCCCCAAACATTTCTGAACCTTGTGATATAATACGGCTTGACCTCCCGGTACTCTTCCTTCTTCTCGCCGGAGAGTATCATGTCAAACCACTTTTTCTTGATCGGCAGCGTCAGCATGTCATCACCCCTTTTCGTTCTTTTCCGCCTCGCTCAGGAGCATGTCGGCCAGAAAAACATTCTCCGGATGCGCCTGCTTGAGCTTTTGTGCCGCCTCTTTCATCAGCTTGCTCAGCTTTTTCTTCCTCCGGCGTTTTTCCGCCTCCTTTACCTCTTTATCCGAGACAAGCCATTTCATCTTGGGCAGTTCCCCGAAAAACTCCTCCCGATACTCTTCCACGAGCTTTTGGTCTACAACCCCTATGCTCCGGAGGATCTTTTCCAGGTCATCCGGATCCATGAGCATATCCGGACTCGGAAAAGGAACATTTTGTGCCTCCCGGTAGTACTGCTCGATGCCATCTTTGATCTGCTCCAGATACTTTCTCGCTTCATCCGGATCGTCTTCCACTCTCTTGACCAATAGTTCAAAGTTCTCCCGGTATTCCGTTGCCGTCATGATCGGCAGCGTGCCAAGGCCATATTCCATGAATTTGTGCCCTGGCTTTGCTGGATCTGCCGTGTAGTATGTAAATTTGTCCCTCTGATCCTCCCTTCCTTCCCAGGAAGGCCACAAGAAGCCCATTTGGGGCTTGCCGACGATCCACTGTTTTTCCCTTGGAATGATCTTTCCTTCCTTGTATTCCAGCCCGGTTTTTGTTGTTGTGATCGGAGCGACCGACACGAGGATTCTCTTCGAGACGAGGTCTCCGTCTTCCAGCGTCTTTCCGTCCGAAGATTTGGCCGGTACATCCCAAGTCTCGAAATAGGCTACAACTAGGAGCTTTCCAAGATAATCGTACTTTTCGTGTATCTGCTCGCAGATCTCAGTGAACGCCCTTTCCGTGATTTTGTCTGCCTCTACAGATTCCTCCAAGCATTCCGGCAGTTGCCGATATGGAGAGTCCTGGTTGATGGACAGTGAGAGCATTCTGTCATCTATTCTGTTCGAGAAGGTATCTGATGCCAGCGCCAGGTATTTTTTGATTTCATTTTCCGGGAGGCTTAAAAATCTTCCTTCCCCCACCAGCATGATGCCATTTTCGGAATCCAGCACGGCTGTTTTGTAAAATTCAAAGCTCATCGTCTCAAGCTTTGCGTATCTCTTTTTGTTTTCGAGCACATCTTGCTTTGTCAGCACTTTCCGTCCCTCCTTTTCTTCCTTGTGTGGCGTTGAGCTTCTATCTTTTTCGGATCAGGCATTCTCATCCGCCAAATCTTAATTCCGTAGGTCTTTTTGAACCTCTTTTTTGCCTGTCTTTTGTTCATGCCTTTGTCTCCTTCCGCACATATATCCCTGCAACATGGCTGGCCTTAAAATCGTAATTGCCACAGGTATAATGCTTTAGTTTCCTGAATTTGTATCTTGCGTCAAATTCCGGCGTGTATCCGAGTGTGCCGATGACAATGCCTCCGTCTTGAAATGTGATTGCCACCTCTTTCCCGATCAATGCGTTGAGCTCTTCTTTCTTCATTTCCCTCACCTCCACTTGCTGTAGGTCAGCATATCCTCATCCCAATTTGGATACCTGCTCTGCAGGTGTTCCCTGAAGATCTGAAGCATCTCGTCTCTTCGGCCGTCTTTGCCGTTGTCCATCATTTCGTGATGGTACTGGCACCCCAGGGCTCCGTTTTCGGCTATCCCGAGGCCGTTTTTTGACCTCGGGACATAATGCATGATTGACAGTATCTCTTTGCCTAGCCATGTGGCGGCATCATCCTCCATGTGATAGTTTTTCCGGCAAAAAATGCATTGGCCGGCATCCCTCAAAAAAATCTTGTTCCTTTCTGCCGGGGGAAACTCTCTGGCCTTTGCCGCCCTGGATGATCTACTCTTCATCGTTTTCTTCGGCGTCTGGTGCATCCTCGGGCCTCCTGTTCCACTCCGTTTTCCACATCATTAGTTTTTCGAAACCTGCTGCCAGTTTGATTGCCGATGTGTGCATGTCCTCCAGCTGCTCCATCGTGGCATACTGTGGATAGTGCCTCGGGAAATGTCTTTCGAGGTAATTTAGTGCATCCACCATTTCCTCCTTGGTGTCTTCCAGGTACTTTTCAAGCTCTGCATTCGTCAGCGCTGCAAGATTTCTTTCACATCCTCCGCCCTCTGAAGCTCCATCGCCCTCAGAAAAGCCTTCAGCCTCTCCTCCTGTAGTTTCTTCCACACCGTTGGGTTCTCCATGATCAGCCTCGTCTCCTGCGCCACCTGGCATTCCAGATTCATTATTCCGTTCATCCTGCTCCTCCTTTACTTCCTCGTAGCTTGTTTCCGGAATCAGTTCCGGATAATCTTCCACACTCATCTGCCCCGGAAGTTGTTCCTCTTCCACAACTGCTGCCGGCGTAGGCTCCGTACTTGGCATTTTGGGCTTTTCCGGCTTTTTGGCCTTCTGAACCTTGCTCTCTTTTTTGGGCTCCTTTTTCAGCTCAGGTTTCTGTGACTGTTGCACCGGTGCAACTTCCGGTTTATTCTCTTCTCCCGGCCAAGGTGCAATGTAGAGGAAGGACCAGCCCTCCGCAGCCGTCTCCGCCTCGTCAAAATCCACCATCCCGCTGACTGCGTCTACCAGATCCATCCAAGTGCAGGACTCCTTTTCTTCCGACCTCGTGTTGACGATTTGGATCTCGTCTTTCTGATCATCCATGATCATCATCACTCGCCCCGTCCCGGGGATCCTGACGGAATAGACCTTTTCCCCCGAAGGTGCCATGATCGGCCTGATTGTCCGTTCGTCAATGCCCCAGCGCCTGTATGCGTCCCAGCACTTCGCGTAGAGTCTCCAGTCGTCCTTCATGATCAGGTACAGGATCTTTTCGACCATGTTCAGATCTTCCAAATTTGTTTCTTTTCGCTCCATCATGACCTCAAGGTCTGATACCTTCTTTTCTTCGTCAACTTCTTCCTTGATGGCTTGGATCTCTGCTTTGGAATAGCTTGGACTAAGTTCTACGGCGATGCTCTCCGGGATCTGCATCATGATCGTGAGCTTTGCGTATCCGTATCCCTGCCACTCCGGCAGGAGATGGTCTGAATACCCTCCCTCGGAGTATCTGTCATTGATGGCGATAAACCTTGACACTTGCGTTTTATCCAGGTTGTACTCTGCCTCGGCAAATTCTGCCACGCTCTTGTATCCGCTCTCGGCAAGGACATTTGTATCCCTGGCCACCTTTAGGAGATATCCTATCCGGACAAATCCCTCTGCCGTCTTCTGGAGCTCTCCGTCAAGCTCCTTCTTGTACTCTTCGTATGACTTGTATCTTGTAATTTCTTCCACCTCAAATCTCCCTTCCCATGATCGTCATGATCCATTCCCCGTTTATGTTCCGCTCAAATTCCCTCCTTGTGACCCTGTACTGTTTCCCGGAGGCCTTGATAACATCATCCGGTATCAGGTGCATAAGGCACTGATTTCCGTCTCTTTTCATGGAGCCAGCCGAAGCTCTTACCAGCTCCTGCTCTCCTTCGTGGTCTTCCTGGATCTCTATACTCATTCCCACCAGTTCTTATCCTCCTCTCCCGTATCGTCTCTGTCTCCTGACGCTATGGCCAGAGCTGAAAAGACAAGCCCCGGTATGACTCCGAAGATGGCTCCCATCAAAAATGCAAATATCTCACCCATCATTTCTCCTTTCTGCGGCTTCCAGAGAGAGCCGCCTTCCGCATATTGGGCAGTAGTTAACCGGCCTTGCGATGAAGGTTTCCTCCTGGTGCCATATAATGGCTTCTACTGGGCGTTGCTCATGATCCATCGTCATATACTTTGTTCCCATGTATCCGGTCAGTCTAAGCTCTGCCGACCACTGATCCGTTCGGCATAGAATCAAATCTGCCCTTGCTGCCGATTCCGACTCATCCATGGTTATCGTCGAGTCCAGTATTCGGTTCTTTCCAATCTCGTCACATACGCACATCACATTGCCTCCATAAAGTCTTCCATAAGCCCCTCAAGGACTCTTGTGTTTTTCTTGGCCTTCAGTTCCTCGATGTTTGCCTCCCTTTTGACCTTTGAGGCTGCTGCCAGCTCGTGATCCTCTTTTGACATCCTCTTTCGGATCTCCTTCTGCCACTTCTGCAGGAATGGCTTGACTTTCTCGATCTCCGGCTCCTCGTCAAACATTCCGCGATGCTGCCTGATTGTTCCTCCCGGTTCCACCTCAACCGTGTAGAAAGGCTCGTCAGGGGCTTCTGCCTTCCGAAGGAAGCAAATATATGTCTCGTTTTGTTTGATGCGGTCAAAGTAGCGCTCCGTGGCTCCTACGCAGTGATGGAGCGCCCTGCCTTCCTGCACGATCTCGACAATCTTCCTCGGCACGACGATCAGAAAGTCCTCTGCGAAAAATTCAAACTTTTTGCGGATCTTCTTCAAGACCTTTTCCGCTGCACCATACTTCCTCGAGTATTCCTCCGCCTGAATTTCTGCCGCCCTGGCCTCGATCTCCTTTACGGCCTCGTCATGCCTTCGCTTCAGCTCCCTCGGCTTATAGACCATCTCATCATCCAGGTGTTTTTTGAGCTTTTCGCACATGTTCATGTAATCGAGCCACTGTTCAATGATCCTGTCGCCCCGCCATCCAGGACATGACACCGTTTTTTGCTTTTGCACATAGTTGACAATCTGCGTGAGCGTCATGTATTCGCCCATCTTTCCGATGGTGAGCGGCCACACTGCGTTTCTTTCGAGCCATACCAGCTCCGCATCGGAGATCTTCTGGCCGTAAGCATCCGACCATCTCATCCAGACGAGCATCCTGCTGTCTCCGTTTCTGTCACGGATCCTGTTGACCTTCTGTTTGTCATAGAGTCGCAGCACCTCCTCGGCATTTTTGCCGCGCAGCTCCATCTCTCCCTTGTATTCGTAATTCCAGACGGAGATCTTGCTCGACTCCTCCTCCATTAGGCGGTAAAACCTGCCACGATAGAGCATTTCCATCATTCCCACATATCTCTCGTCCTGTGATCCGATCATCATGTCGTTATAATCCAGGTGCATCTTTGCGGCGGCCAGCTCCCCGAAAAGTCTCGTGAACGGTTCGTACTCCGTGCCCTTGAACGCCTCCTCGATCCCTGCATCATACAGATAGCAGTGACCGATCCTTCTGTTTGTCGGATTGCCGCGATTGTCGAATCCACTCCACTGACTCCAGTAAATGTCACAGGCGCACTTTGCTTTTGGATCCTTGTTGAGGATGAGCCTGACCTCTTCCTCCCAGCTGATCTCCTTCTTTCCGTCTTCGACCGGATAAAATTCCGCCGACATGGAAAAATGTCTTGCCACACTCACCTCATCATCGATCGGTTGAATCAGGTGCGCCCTGTCCCTGATCTCCATGCTTCTCTTTCTTTTCCGGATCAGTACCTTCTCCCCGCAAAGCGGACAGATGACATCCTGCCCGTCTTTTATGTTCTTTTCCCCGTCCAGCTCCTTGATCGTGCCGCCGCAGGCGGAACAGTGCCAGTCCTTCGTGTCTTTGTTCTTCAGGAGCCAGTTCCTGCCATTCGTGAGCATCTTGTCAACCCACTCCGGCCAGTCCGTCGGAAGAGGCGGAACGCGGTCCATCATGGCCTCCACCCTGTTTCTCCTCCTTGCTTCCTTGCTCTCCCTTCTTTCACGCAGGACTTCCGACTCCGCGTGAGATATGAGTTCGATTGCGTTTTCTTTTCTCCAGGAGCTTTTCCACCGATCCAGAAGCTCCTTGATCCTTTTCCCATCTTCCGGTCGCAAATTCCACTTTTCTTCCGTGTTGTAAGTGTTGTAATAATATGCGGCAGAGTAGCACTCCAAAGGGATGCCGATGCTGTCCTCGATTTTTGTCTCGTACCACGTGCCTTTTTTCAGCGTCGCAAAATCCCTCGTATTCACATTGATGCAGTGGCGAGCCACAAGTTCTTTCTTGTACCAGATGTTGATCACCAGGATCTCTCCGACCTCCTGGATCGTCTGCTCCCAGTCGCATTTCTTCCTTCCGGGTTTAACTGGCGCCGTCTTTTCAATCAGCTTCTTCTTCAATCACGACCACCTCCATTTTCTCGTTCACAGTGAGCCACTTGTTCGCATATCTTTCATTATGCCGCATGAGGCCGATTCCTTTTGTCATGACGATCTTTCCGTCCTTCTCCACGATGAGTCCCAGAATGGATCCTGCAGCACCCCTCACCCGTGGATGCTCTCCCCTGGCGATCGCGATGTGTCCTTCCCTCGCGGCTTCCGCCCTGTTCTTTTGAATCTGCACGCCCTGCCTGTTCTGCTGCCATTTTTCCCGCTGCGGATGCTCGCAAATGTACCACATGCAGTGTGCCGCAAATTTGGTCGGCGTCAGCTCCTCCAGGAGGGTGATTTTTGTGCAGGCGATCCGCTCGTACTCGTCCTCATCAATGTCTCCCTCTGCCTCGACCATCCAAAACTTGTTTTTGCCATCCCAGGCATAATATGCCAGACACTCTGCCGGGTTCTCGCAGCAATGGTATCCTGATCTGACCGTCTTGCTCTCTTTTGCCGTCATAGTGCATCCCGGTTTAAAAGTGCAGGTCTCTTTTTTGCCATCCCCGAGCCTGCTTGTCAGCTCCGGCGTAAATCCCTTGTAGGCGATCATTCCGTCACCTCCCCGCAGTAGTAGGTCCGCATGATCTCTTTACGCGTGGCCTTGTCCGGCATGCCGGTCTTCATGCGATCCTTGTACTGTGACGGCACAGCCTTGACATACTGGAGTATCTCTTTTGGCGGAGTCGCTGCCTGCTCGCATCCCTTGTCAACCACCTTGGCCAGATACTCTGCGAGTCGCTTTCCTTTTCTCCTCACGCCTGCTGCCACAGCAGAATCCGTCATGCACTCCTTCTCCAACTCCTCTTCCAGCAGGACAAACTCCCTTTCCAGCTTCATCTCCTCTTTTTCGATCTTCAGCTTTCCTATGGCCGCGTCCTTGATCCCGCAGAAGGAATCCAGTGCTCCGCAGAAGTAGTCCTCTGCATCCATCGGATCGAACCCGTTCTCGATGGCCAGTTCCTTCAGCGCCTCAATGTCTCCCTCTTTGAGCTGTGCCTCCGCTGCTCTGTTGATCTCCTCACAGGAGTCAAATTCTCCAAACTTGTCAAACATTCTTTCCCCTTTCCGTTGCACCGGTGCAACTTTGCATTTTTTCCAGTTCCGCCTTCATCCATGAGGCGTACTCGTGACGCTCTCCCGTTCTCACTTCGATCTCGTGGATCCTTATCTTTCCAAGTACGGACTGCCATTTTTCGGCATCCGCCACCGGCTTGCCCTTCGAGTTTATCCAACCTTCCTTCTCCCATTTCTCCGGCCAGCCGTTCCGAAGAGCTCCGGCCACATATTCGCAGTTCAGCCATATTGTCAGCTTGACCGGGCGTAGGAGGCGCTTTAGAGCTTCGTCAAGCGCCGTCACCGTCAGCTGGTTTTCCGTCGCCTGCTCCATCGTCCCTCTGGCGTCCCTTGTCTGCGTCCCCTTGCTCGTCAGGCACTCCAGGAGGTAGATGTACTTGCCGTCCCTTCGGCGCGGCCCTTTGAGATCTGCCTCTATGTACAGGTTCACCTCTTCCACTTCCCGCTCCCTCCTTTCTCCTGATGGTGTAATGCTGATATGGGAGGCCGGTGAATTTGTTCACATCGTTGACAAGGCTTCCCGGTACCAGCTCCCAGCCCTCCGGGATCTTTGGCTCCTTCCTCCATCCCGTCGCTCTGACCTTCTCCCGCCTCTCCTTGGGCTTGATCAGGTTCCGGCTCCGAGAGTAGGACATCTTTTCAGCCGTCTCTCCCTTCTTGATTTTCTTCGCCGCCTCCTTGACCAAGTAGTCGGCCAGCTTTGAAAAATCGTCCGGATCATCCAGGGGGGAAAAATAGGGCCTGCCTCTCTGCCACAGGTTCTGGATCAGCTTGTGCGTGTCCGTGACTCCGTCGCTGACCGCATTCACGATCATGTGCCAGTGGACGGCTCCCCTCTCTCCCGTCTCGCAGGTCACCACCCACTTCAGTGACCAGCCTCTTTTCTTGTATTCCCTCCGAAGCTTCCCGAGGAAGTCCCGGATCACCTTCTTGGCATCTTCCTTACCCGGCCTCTTGTCCTTCTCGCATGTCAGTGTGACATGCCAATCGCCTTTCTCAAAATTCAGCTCCAGGAGCCTCCTGAGGTCCCGGCATCTCCTCCAATGGTTCTGCTTGGCCATCTCCTCCGGTGTGGGTTTCTTTTTCTCCTCCCTCGCCATCCCCGGTGCTCCATATCTCCCGGAGTAGTGCTTCGAGACCTCCACCTTGTCTCTGATCCTACAGCTCACTTTCTCGTACAAAAATGGCACCTCTCTTTCCGTCAGGTTTGCTCCTAACTTTAATATCCTAATCGAGGTTTTAAAAAGGCCCTCGCATTTTGGATTTTTCTTGCTTTTCGGGTGCCATCCATGGTATAATCTATTTGCAGAGATTGTGCCTTGGATTGACACCTTTCCAAGCGCCTGAGCCGCCTATCGCCGGGCGGCTCTTTTTTTGCGCTCTTCGCATCTGGCGCAGTAGTCATATTCGCTGTAGTATCGCTGGCCCTCCCTTCCGCTCCGCCTGAGCGCCATATCCTCATACGCCTGATTGCGGATCACGCAGCACTGCCGATTTACAAGGCTCACATCTTCCCGTTTGAAAAGGCCATTGTCGAGAGCCGTGTTGGTGTCAGATCCATCGTCACTGTCCCAGTCTCCGAAGAGTTTCTTTAATTCGATCGGATCCAGCTCCATGAACACAGCCACCGTATGGGCCATGTGGTAGAGATTGTGTGCGACACCGTACTCCCCTCGGTTTACCGCGCTGTTAAACCTTGCGGCAAATTCTTCAAGCTTGATCATCGTCTTCTGTTCCGTCAGCATTTTCCCTCCTTTCCCGCCAAAAAAGGCGCAAAAAATAACAGGTCCCGCATTTGCAGTCCTATTTATATCTTTTCGTCAAGCTCCAGATTCCGCGCTGCTGCCACGCAGAGCCCCAGCCCAACCACTACCATGAGGACCGGCAGTAATATCACCTCACTGTCCATCGCAGACGCACCCGCAAGCAATGTGATCATTCCGATCCCCCCGATCACCGTCCAGAGCTTCTCCTTCATCCTCTTGTCCTCCTTTGTCTTCAAATTTCCATTTCAAAATGGCTTTGTATGCCGCTCTGGCCAGCGGCGCCATGTATATATCGCTCACGGCTTCGCCTCCTTCTTTTCCAGGTGCTCTATGCTTGCGCGCAGCTCTGACAGCTCCAGCGACAGGCTGCTGGCCCATCCGATCATGTCCTTTCGGAGCTTTGCCCTTGCCCGGTCATTCAAGCAGATCCACTGATGGATCTTCCAGAAATGGATACTGGCCGTCGGGTGCTCCTCTCGGAGCATATTGATAAAGCTGATGGCAAGATCTTCGTTTGAGAACATGTACGGAAGGTTTCTGTGTTTCATGAGCTCCTTTTTGTTCCACTGGTATTCTTCGCTATCCATCTTTTCCATAGGCTTCCTCCTCGTCTATCGCGGTACGGGAGAAAGCTCAAAGGGTGTCGGCGCGTTCTGGGCTTGCTCCCACTCCCTGATTTCCATTGAAAGTGAAATCATGACACTTGCGAGATTTTCCTGTACATCCGAATCCAGTCTCTTGTCCTCCGCGACTTCCGCAAGTCTTTCCATCTGTTGAACGAGTATTTCTTTAACTTTACTCATACCCCTCCTCCTTTGCGTTCAGCTCTGCAGCAATCCGCTCCGCTTCTTCCTTGCTGTCCATGTAGGTGGATCCACTTTCCCGGTTCCCGGAGTGATTAACCTTGCTGACATCCCGAAGGCGATAGACGGCATATTGTGGTTTTCCGCAAATGTATTGCATTGTGACTCTCCATGGTGATTTCATTCTGTTCCTCCTTCAGCGGACTTGCGTTTACGCAAGTTTTTCAGCAAAAAAAATTTTCATAGGTTCCTCGATCTGCAGGATGTCGATGAGTTTATTGATTTCGTCTCTTGTAAAATCCCCATCCGCATTGATCTTCCGGTACACCGTGGCCTCATTTATCCCAAGATATTCGGCCAGTTTTTTTACCGTTAAACCTTTTTTAACAATTTGGGCCTTAAACTCGTTTTTATTAAACACCTCTTTTACCTCCTTCTTTTTGTGGCATCTTGCGTTTCCGCAAGATTAAAATAACACACCTGTTTTGGTTTGTCAATGCGTTTTTGCAAGTTTTTTTGTGTTTTCTTTTATTTCGCTTGCATTTTTGCAATTCTTACTTTATAATTCATATTACACAGGAGGTTTGACGATGGAAATTAGAGATATATTGAAACAACGCAGATTGGATTTGAATTTGACAATGAAGGAATTGGCGGACAGAATTGGTGTCAGTGAAGGTACGGTATCTCGCTGGGAAAGCGGGAATATTGCAAATATGAAAAGAAATATGGTAACGGCTTATGCAAGGGCATTGGATATATCTCCGTCTGTCATTATGGGCTGGGACAATTCTGAGTTAGAAGACGGTTCTTCCGCAAGAGAAGTTTTTGAATTGTCTGATTTTGAAAAAAAACTTGTTATTGCCTTCAGAAATAGCGATGTGCAAGAGGCTGTATGCCGGTTGCTTAATCTCGATTTTGGCCAATTCAGCATGTAAATATATTTGAGGAGGTAGCGTATGAAAAGATGTAAAAGATGTAACAGGTTGTTTTTCTTTCGTCCCCTGGATGATAATGGAAACTGTCCGAAATGTGCCGAATGGCTGGCGTATTATGAGCAACAGAAGGCAGAGAGGGAACGCCGCGAACGCGAAGCAATCGAAAAGGAGCAAGCCAAAATAGATGCTATACCCGATTACAAATTTGAACTGTCCTCTATTCCTTGTAAAAGGCAGAGAGGTTTTGACCCAGTCGCTTTTTCAAACATTACGCCCAAAGGAAAGTATGACAGCGTAGTTGTTTTTGACACCGAAACTACAGGCCTTGCTCCCAGTCATGATCGTATCGTGGAAATTGCAGCGATAAAGTATACTAATGGTGAACCAGTTCAAAAATTTCATTCATTTATCAACCCTGGAATACCCATTCCAGAGAGAGTGATTGAAATTCATGGCATTACTGATGACATGGTGAAGGATTGTCCTAACATTGGCCAGGTTATTCCCGCCTTTGATGACTTTATCGGTGATTCTATTCTTTCTGCTCATAACCTTGAATTTGATTTAAAATTCATTTTCTATTCCGGCAGCCATTTTTACGAAAGGAAGCGGAAATACATTGATACACTTGAACAGGCAAGAAGGATTTATCCGGCGCGAGAAGTTGATAGCTATAGGCTCAGAGATCTCTGTGCGTATAACAATATCGTTATGGCAAATGAGCATAACGCTCTTGCTGATGCCTTTGCTACTGGGAGATTGTTTTGGGAAATGGTCAGCGAAAAACGCGCAAAGTAGTTGCACCGGTGCAACCTGTGGCAAAATGTCGCGGGTTGAAACCGTTACAAATTGTAACCATTTGTTTGCAAGCTCCTCGGGCTGTCCCAGGAAAAAGTAGGGTTGTTGGACGCTTAGAGAATGTTGTGACCGTTGATTTTCAAAAATAATTATGTATTTTATGTATTTTTTATTGACATTACATAATTTATGTATTATAATATAATTGTAAGGAGGTCAGAGATGAAAGGAATCGAAGTTGTAAAGTTGCTAAAGCAAAAGGGTTGGGTTGTTGATCGAGTACACGGAAGCCACTACATCATGAAAAAAGGCAACCAAACGGAAGTCATCCCAGTACACAACAAAGACCTGCCGACTGGCCTGCTGAACGCAATCAAAAAGAGGACGGGGCTGTAAAGAGCCCCTCTTCCTCACATCTATAGAAGGGAGCATTGTTATGACACAGATTTATCCAGCTATTTTTCACAAAGAAGAAGGTTCTTATTGGGTAGAATTTCCTGACCTTGAAGGATGCAGCACCTGCGGCGATACCTTTGAGGATGTCATGGAGATGGCTCAGGAGGCGCTAGGGCTTTATATCAACAGCTTGTATGAATCCGGCCAGCCCATCCCCGCGCCATCCGATATCCGTAGCATTTCCGTAGCCCCTGACTCTTTCACCAGCTATGTATGTGTAGATGACACAAAATATCGCCGTGATACCCGTGCCGTCAAAAAGACTCTGTCTATCCCCGCCTGGCTGGCCACTGAGGCCGAAGGTCGCAATTTAAGTCTGTCCAGAGTCCTTCAGGAGGCCCTAATGCAGAAAATCGGTGCCCGGTAAAATTGCACCGGTGCAACCCGTGACAAAATGTCACGAGTTGAAACCGTTACAAATTGCAACCATTTGAATCGTGCGTAAGCTGTGTGTGGTTTAGCATTATCCCATTTTTGAATGATGCCGAATGAGTGAGATTTATGACGATAAGGTGCGGTTTAATAACGATTTTCCCGAAAAAATGACGATTATGGGAATGAGTCGTACAATTTACATCCCAAAAGTGCATTTCATTTCAAATGTGGGACATTGTACCCACAATGTACTACGGAGGTTTTTATGATTGGAGTCATTTATGCGAGATATTCTGAAGGGCCGAGACAGACGGACCAGTCCATTGAGGGACAGGTGGCCGACTGCATGGCCTTCGCGAAAAGAAATGGTATAGAGATCTCGGAGGTCTATGCTGACAGGCACATTTCCGGAAAAAGCATCGTTGGGCGCTATGAATTTCAACGGATGCTCGATGATGCCGCCCGTCATCAGTTTGATTGTGTAATCGTTTGGAAGATCGACCGCTTTGGCCGGGATCGTCAGGACATCGCCTTGTCGAAGCTGAAGCTCAAAAAGGCCGGTGTTAAGCTCCTTTATGCTGAGGAATCTGTTCCTGAAGGCCCTGAAGGTATCATCCTGGAGAGCGTATTGGAAGGAATTGCGGAATACTATTCTGCAGACCTCCGCCAAAAGGTACTGCGGGGCCGCAGGGAGACCCTGAAAAAAGGGAAATACTGCGGCGGCATCCTGCCGATCGGTTACAAGCTCGACGAAGATCACCGCGTCGTCTTAGATGAGGCTACTGCTCCGGCGATCCGCGAGGCCTTCCGGATGTATTCCACCGGCTCCAAGATTGTGGAGTGCATTGCCTTTCTGGATTCCAAAGGCGTGCACGGCCGCTCCGGATCCGTCTCGAAGTCCGCCTTCGGCCGGATGCTCCGCAACGAGAAGTATCTCGGCATCTTTGATGTTTCCGGCGTGGAGCTCCGTGCAGAGCCCCTGATCGACGAGGCCACCTTTCTGCTTTGTCAGGAGCTTCTCCCGGTCAAGCATTTCTCTCCTGCCGGATCCGATTATCTCCTATCCTGCAAATGCTACTGTGGCCAGTGTGGATCCATGTTGGTCGGCGAGTGTGGCACTGGAAAAAGTGGTCAAAAATTCCAGTATTATAAATGCGGGGGCAAAAAGCGTGGGGGCGAATGTGCCCTGAAGCCTGCTGCCAAAGCCGAGCTTGAACAGCTGATCCTAAATGCCACGCGGGATGATATGCTGACCGACGAGATGATCCCCATGCTCGTTGACGAGATCCTGCGGGTCCAGGAGAATGACCTTGCGGATGATCCTGTGAAAAGGCTGCAATCTGCTCTCGACGGATGCCTTAAAAAGCAAAGGAACATCCTTCGCGCGATCGAGGAGACCGGTGCTGCAGGTTTAGCCAAGCGTCTGGCCGAGCTAGAGCAGGAGGAGCGTGATCTTTTGACAGAAATAAAAATTGCCCAGGTCAAAAGACCCAGGCTGTCCCGTGAAGATGTCGAGGCGTGGCTTTCCATGTTCCGCTCCGGCGATGCGGAGGATCCCGAGTTCCAGAATAGCCTCCTGGAGACCTTTGTGGCCCGCTGTGAGCTTTACCCCGACAAGGTGATCATATATTACAATGTTTCAAAAAAGAGCAAACAAAAGCGGGAGCTCCCGTGGTGTTCGGATGGCTCCCGTTTGCTGGACCAGACGGGAGTCGAACCCGTGTCCAAAAGCCTATTCCCTGTCCTTCTACTATCATAGTCCGTTTTTCCGAAGGCCCAAACCCTCTGTTCCCTCCTCGGGCAGAAAACTGACAATCTGTCCGGCTCGGTAGCTTCATATTACGCCCACATGCGCAAAGCTTTGCATATGTCGTTTCTCACAAGCATGATGCCCCGGCCCCACTGTGTGAGTGCAGCAGGCGGGACAAGCCGCCCTAGGGCGACGTCATCTGCAGCTTACGCTGCAAATGCTAACTGAGTATTATCTTCAGCGTTTATATTTAGGTTTGCCATTTAACGCATTGCATGCGGATAGCTTCTCCAGCTGCAAGACCCCTGTCGAAACCATTACTGGCCCTTGATTGGTAATGCTCTGTATGCTTTGATTATACGCTTCCGAACTGTTTTCGTCAATAGTCCGAAATTGAACTGCTGGTTACATCTCAATGTTTCTTTATCGAAAGCTTTCTTATTGAAAGCTTCCATATCGAATATTTCCTTATCGAAAGCTTGCCTTGAATTCCTTCTCCGCCTCACGCTTCTGATCCTTCTTAGCAATATCCTCTCTCTTGTCATAGAGCTTTTTACCCCTTGCAAGACCGATCTCGGTTTTCACCCTGCCATTGCTGAAATATACCTGAAGAGGCACCAAAGTATACCCCTTCTCCTTGATCTTTCCCTGCAGCTTATTGATCTCCGACCGATGGAGCAGAAGCTTTTTCACCCGAAGCGGATCCTTGTTAAAAATATTTCCCTTTTCATAAGGACTGACATGCATGCCATAGACATAGACCTCTCCGTCCTCAATCCGGATAAAGCTCTCCTTAATGCTGCACTTACCCATCCGCATGGATTTGACCTCCGTGCCGTGAAGGGCAATACCCGCCTCATAGGTCTCATCGATAAAATAATCATGATACGCCTTTTTATTATTGGCGATCAATTTCTGTGCCTCTTTCTTGCCCAT